AGGAATTGAAATGGAGTCATGATAGCTTTAATCGACTTAGATTCAATACTTTACAAAGCCGTTTACAAAGTCGTATCTATAACACAGATGCGACAGGCTTTGGATTTGTACGGCAAAGATGGTGCTAAGCAATGGTTACTAGAAGAGGTGTATAACCAAGGGATAGATAGAACCGAAAAATCTATTGTAGAGATATTACTTCATTTAGAAGACAATATGTTTGAAGAGATTTCGTCAACGGAAATTTACATTACTACTTGCACAAAATCTTTTCGTAAGGCTTTAGCACCTAGTTACAAAGGTAATCGTAAGCGGAATAATTATGTTTGGCTACTTAGAAATCATTATATTATTAATGATGCTAAGTTTTCCGACACGTTAGAAGCTGATGATTTGATAGCTATAAGAGCTAAGGAGCTAGGTAAAGCTAATTGTATAGTAGTAAGCCCCGACAAAGATTTAAAGACGATAGGGGGCTTCTATTGGTCTTATTATAAGCAAAAGGACAAAGACTTTGAGGGAAACTATATCTTAGACGAGAACGGCTACCATGAGCAAAGTTTCAAACAAAAAGAACCTATCTATCTTACAGATGATGATGCTAGTTTTTTATTCTGGCAACAAATGATAATGGGAGATACGGCCGACAATATAAAAGGCTTGCACAGGTGGGGTTTAAAGAAGTCTGAGAAGCTACTAAAGGCTAGTACTTGTTATTGGTTTACAGTAGCCAGAAAGTACATAGAACTTAATCAAAAAGAAGATTGGAAAATTAACTATTTGCTTCTAAAACTAGGGAGCATTAACAATTAACAAATAAACATTATGGCAACAATTAAAGGAAAGTTAAAGATCAAAGGCGAAACAAAAGAGTTTGGCAACAACGGATTCACAAAGCGTGAAATCGTAATTGAAACCGTTGAAACATACCCTCAGTCAATCTTAATCGAATTTATCAAAGACAAATGCTCGCTTATACAAGGTCACAATATAGGCGATGAGTTAGAAGTATCTATTAATATACAAGGTAGAGAATGGGTAAGTCCACAAGGAGAGACAAAGTATTTCAACAGCTTACAAGGTTGGAAGATTGAAGGCATTGCAAAGGCAGAATATGATAATTTTCCAGAAGAAGAAGAAGGCGATATGCCTTGGGATAAAGAATAAAAACTATGAAAACTAAATCAAGCAATAAAGCAAATCAATTACAAGAGCTTACAGGTAAGAAAGTAAGCGATAAGCAAAGGATATTAGACTATCTAAATTATTATAAAAGGATAAGTATTATTAGTTGTATTCATAGTTTAGAAATGGTTCATCAAACTGCATCAGCTAGACTATCAGATTTACACGATGATGGTATTATAACACAAAGAGAAGGAGAAACTCATTCTTTTTATATTCTATCCTCAAACCCTGAGAAAGTAAAACAACAAAGGGAAAAACTTAAGATCGATGGACTCATTAAAAAACTTGAATCCTATGGTTATGTAGTAAGTAAAAAGTAGTATATTAGCATTTCAAAGGCTGGACACCTGAAAATATATTAGTCAAGTTACCCTCTTTTAATCGGCAGTCCAGCCCTGATTTTAAGAGGGTTTCTTAGTTTAAACAATATTATGAAATTAGAATTAAAACACTTAGCTCCTTATTTGCCTTATGGATTAAAATTATTAGTTGAATCTGATGGTTTCTTGCAAAATGATGAAATATTTATTTTAAACGCTATAACACAAAATGGTGTAAATGTTTCTACAAAGTCATTTCCTTTTAATACAGATTATTGTTTTGAAGAATTTAAACCAATACTAAGACCTTTAACTGATTTAACTAAAGTTATAGAGTGGGATGATGGAAAATACATGATGACAGATTGGGATGATTTTGATTTGGAGGAAACATCTTATGATACGGTACAAGATTATTTAGCTAAACACTTTGACATATTTGGATTAATACCACAAGGACTAGCCATTGATATAAATACACTTAAGTAATGGAAGACAAGAAAGAAAAGCCAAACTACTACGCTATATTAATTTAAAGTGTTATATTTACAACTTAAATGACAACCACATGTACAACATTAATACAATAAACGCTTCTTTTGACGCCTCGTGGTTGTGGCTATTAAGAGGCGTTTTTTGTTAAATTACAACCACAATGAGAAAATCCTTTATACTTCACATCGACAGTTTAGAAGTTTTAGATGACCTAAACGACCTACAACAAGCACAACTATTTAGAGCAATAAGAGATTATCAAAATGGCAATGACGTCAAACTTGATGGACTTATGAATGCTGTATTTAAAACATTCAAGAATCAGTTTTTACGTGACGATGATAAATACGATTCCGTAGTTACTAGAAATCGCTTGAATGGTAGCAAAGGCGGTAGACCCAAGTTAACCCAACCTAACCCAAATAACCCAGTGGGTTTAATGGAAACCCAACCGAACCCAACCGAACCCAAAAAAGCCGATAGTGATAATGATAATGATAGTAAGAATGATAATGATAGTAAGAATGATAATTTTAAAGATAATAAAGAAACAATAAAAGAGGTTTACGAGTTTTTTAATCTTCAAAGAAAAGATTTACCAGAAGCTATAAAATTAAATGACTCAAGAAAAAAGTTAATAAAATGCAGATTGGAAGAGTACGATCAAGACACGATCAAGAAAGTAATCTTAAAAGCTAGAGACAATAATTTTCTAAGCGGAAGAGAAACAAACTTTAAAGCAAACTTTGACTGGATATTCAATAAAACTAATTTCTTAAAAATTCTTGAAGGAAACTACGAGAACGAAAAGACTAACTTTGGTAAAGAGAAGCCAGCGTTTCAACTTAAAACTAACAGACCAACTTAAAAGCTAAAATTATGATAACAGCAACTAACGAAGATAACATGATTATGATGTCACGTTATCCAGATGATTACTTTGATTTGGCTATTGTTGATCCTCCTTATGGAATTGATATTACAAATGCAGGATGGGTAAAATCTAATAATAATATTAAAACTAATAATAATTGGGATAATTGCATACCTAAATTAAATTATTTTAATGAACTAAAAAGAGTTTCTAAAAATCAAATCATTTGGGGAGGTAATTATTTTTTAGATTATTTAAAAGCTACAAGATGTTTTTTAATTTGGGATAAAAAAATAGGAGAATGCACAAGTTTTGCAAGTAGTGAATTAGCATGGACTTCTTTCGACAAAAGCACTAAAACATTTTACGAGCACCCTGCTAAATATGGAAAAGATAAAATTCACCCAACACAAAAACCCGTTAAGCTTTACGAATGGTTACTACACAACTACGCAAAAGAAGGAGATAAAATATTAGACACTCACAGAGGTTCTGCAAGTTTAGACATAGCCTGCCATAATTTAGGCTTTGATCTGGTTACTTGCGAACTTGACATAGACTATTTTAATGACGGAAACAACAGACTAAAACAACATCAGCAACAATTAACAATGTTTTAAAACTAAAACCATGAGCGACAAAGAAATTGGTAAGCACAAGTACAAATCTATCATTAACAAATCAGAGTTAACAGATACAGAGAAGCGACAAATAAAGAAGTATGAAACAGACAGAGGATTAAGCCCAGAACAAAAGGCAAAGGTTGCTGAGTACTTTCTAAACTTAGACAAGGGCAAACTAAAGATGCCAGATAAAGCAAACGTTAATTTATTAGTATTGTATAAACAGTTCCTGCCATTCTATAAACAAGTAGAAGGCGAAGAATTTAATCCAAAATTAAACGGTGGCGAGAGCAAACTATTAGTATTTACATTACTATCCTATTTTTTTAAGCATCCTAAGTTTTACGATTCGCCACTAGTTAACAGTGAAATAACAAAGCCAGATTTGAAAAAAGGTTTGCTTATGATTGGGCCAAGCGGTAACAGCAAAACGACTGTAATGATTGCAATTAAAAAAATGGTGGATAGTGCATGCGGTAATGATCTAGGCTATACACTCAACGAGAACAACGAAAGAGTGCCACTTAAGTATTACTATCCTAGCTTTTCATTTGAGACGACTCAGAGTGTAGTGCAAAGAATGGACGATATTAAGAAAGACAAAACAGAAAAAGAAAGCTTATTTTTTA